ACATTCCAGCAACAACAGTTGGATGCACAGCGGCAAAATATTTTACAACAACAGCAAGATCCGTTTACTCGTTTAGAATTAGGTCAATCATTGCTTAAAGGTATGCCTAGCGGTGACTTATCAAGCACATTTAAATCAGTCACAACTCCATCCACTAACCCGTTCTTGGCTGGTGTTGGTGCATATACTGCGTTGCAAGGTATTAGTCCTTCTGGCGGCTTTGCCAATTAAGGGGGCATAGATGGCGATTGGAGATCCAATTTCTGCTGGCATAGGCAGCTACGATCCAAGCGTAAACTATTTTGCACAGCCGCAAACGCGAGGTGCAGGTTTATTAGGCTCTGGTGGTTTGAATATTGCTACAGTTCCCGGTCAAAGCAAAATGGATGCTTTGAATGCCTTGCGTGAAAGGTTAGGAAGAAGAGCAATAGGAGAGGATCGCAGCGTTCCTCTGGATGCGGGTATTGGAACTCGATTATTTTCCATAGCCCCAACAGGAATGACAAAAGGTCAGGCCAAACAGCAAGATATGACTGTTGGAGACTTTAATATTGCTCGTAAGCTTGCCGCGCTTAGTAGTCCTAATACTATGACTCAGACAACCGCTGCTTTGCAGGATGATCCCGGTGACATTTTTCTTGATGGTCAATCTGTGTTCACAACTGGAGATTTTGAAATTCCTAGTGGATACATTGGAGATGACACATCTGATTTGCCAATATTAGGCGGCGGCACTGATGATATGGGGTCTGGAGTCCCTCTGGGTGGCTCTTATCCTGAAGGTGAGGGCATAACAGGTACAGGTACAAAAACAGGCACAGGCACAACTGACGCAGAAGCAGAGGCTTTTCGCAAAGCAGAACAAAGAAGAGCTTCAATGCAAGGAATGCAGGGCATAGGTTCTAGCACTTCTACAGACGGACAACCACAAGCCCCAACAAGCGCCTTTGAAAAAGCGCTTGCAGAGGCCATGAAAGACTATGAAGACGCTAAAGCTGGAGAGGACACTGGTAATAAAGATATTGAATATTATAAAAATGAATTTGCAAAAGCCACAGGTATAGATACGTCTGGCAAGGTGGATAAGTCACAAGCTCTTATGGCTTTTGGTTTGGCTCTGATGCAAAACAAAGCTGGTAAAGGTTTTGACGTTGGAAAAGTTCTTAGTGAAGTTGGAGCGGCTGGTGAAAAAGCGCAACCTTTACTTGCCAAAGCACAATCTGAGGCTCGCGCAGCTCAATTAGCTGGCGGTAAATATGCTCTTACAGAAATGGCTAAAGATGAAGCGGCCAAGAAAGCATCTGTAACAGCAGCTCTTCAAAGAGTTCAAGCTCTTCAAGATAAAGCTATAGACGCTCAAGACAAAATAAATCTTGAAATATTAAAAGGTCAATTAAACGCACAAAAAGAGAGAATAAAAGCAGAAGGTGCTGTACAAAAAGCTATAGCTGAAAAAGGTGATCCTGATTTATACACGGACAAAACAGAATCTATCCCATTATTTGAAGATGCTCCAGATGCTTTTAAAATAACTGCTTTTATACAAGATCCAAATGCCAAAGGGGATATACCAGTTAAATTAACAAATGGTTCTATAGCTGGTTTAAGGGCGCAGTTTAATTCATCTGAATTAGCTTTAAACAAAGCAGAAGATGAGCTTGCAAAATTAGCAGATATAGTTGGGACGAAAGGTATTACCACACAGCAACAAATTGCCGCTTATCTAAATAGCTTCGGAAGAGGCTTGGGAATGAATGTAGATAAAAGTTTGGATCCTGTAGCGGAGGCAAAAATTATTCTTGAAAGAATAGCAACACAACAAGCTCCAGAAATACTTGGAGAAGCAGGAAAAACAATTTCCGATGCTGATAGAGAAAGAGTTACTAGAATTGTTGGAGAAATTAAACTCTTAGAAGGAGCAGATCCTCAAGTTATTATGAAAAAATTAGAATCTGTATATGGACTTATTGTACAATCTGGTAGAAATAATTTAGATACGGCCTACAACAAGCTTTACGCTATGGGTTATAACTATGGTCCATATGAACAACAGCAACAGCAACAGCAACAGCAGTCACAAAGTGGTGCCTTTACTCCAAATAATCAACAACAACAAATTTTAAATAAGTACGGAATTTAAAAAGGCTCTAACATGGCAACTATTGAACAACTTGTTAATGCGTTACAAGAGGCAGATGCCTCTGGCAACACTCAAGATGCTCAAGCCATTGCTGATATGATTAAAGAAGCAAGAGGCCAGCAACAACCATCACAATTTGTTGGCAGACGCAGATCATTTGCTGACATAGCATCAGCAATAGAAAGCAGAGATGAAGATGAGCAATTGTTTGATACCAAATCTGGTATTAAAGATGCTGGTTTTCGTGCTGCTTTGTCTTTTGCTGAAACAACGGCAGAAGAAGAGGCCATACTTAAACAAAAATATGGTTTCGCAGAGGGCGATTTTACTCGTGACAAACGAGGCAGGTTAGCCATTACAAAATCTGGAGGTCAGAAATTAGGCATTGACTTGGAGAAAGACACGCTCGTGGACGAAACGGGTTTCTCTCGTTATGACTTTGCTGATTTAACTGGCATAGCTCCAGAGATTGTAGGAGGCGTAGGTGGCGCTATTGCTGGGTTGCCTTTAGGGCCTGCTGGCGTGATAGGCGGTTCTGTTGCTGGTACTATGGCTGGTGCTGGCCTTGAAGAATCTATTGAAGCAATACTTGGAGTTTCTAAACAAAGTGGCGCAGAGATAGCAAAAGACATTGCGATTGAAGGCGGCATCACACTTGCTGGAGAGTTAACTTTTGGTTTAGCTGGCGCTCTTTTTAGGGCAGGACGTAAAGGTTTATCTGTAAAACAATTACCAGATGAAGAAGTTACAGCAATTGGAGAAGCGCTTACATATAAGATAAAAGATCCGCAAACTGGAGAGTTGATTGATGTTCCAATAACTCCCGAGCTTGCTGCTGTTGGCGCACCTGGTCTTGTTGCCAGACAAGCAAAGATTATGGAAAGAGTCATTGGCTCTTCTGACCGATTAAAAAACAACTATGACAATATGGGAAAAATTTTGGATGACTTTAGAGCTAGATCAGGAGCCGCTAAAGCATCAACCACAGAAGATACAGGAGAGGCGCTCCTTGATTCTGTTTATAATGCAAATCAGGCATTAATAGCTAGTGAAAAAGCGGCTAGGCAATCTGTTGTTAAAACTTTATCAGGAGCAACAGATCAATTTATGTCTGCGGCTGCAAGAGGCGCTGATGTTGACGAAGAGGCATTCAAAATACTTTCTGATGCCAGTAAAGGCTTTGATGACATAGCCGCGCAAAAATTTTCGCAGATAGAAGATCTCGTTGATACTGTTGTGGGAAGCAAACAGTTCATAAAAACAGACTCTTTAAAAAGTATATCTCAACGACTTGAAAGAGAGTATGGAGCTTCTATAGCAGCCGCCAGAACTACATCAGAATCCATGAGAGAGAGTGTTGCTGGAGATGTATCTGCAATCATTAATGGCATTAATGGCCTTGGTGATACGACAGGGTTTTTACAACTTTATAATTTACGCAAAGCATTAAATGACGGAAAAATCGCAACTGGCTCTACCACTGGAGTTAGAGAGATACAAAAAGCAATTGATGAAATTGACAGGATGCTTGATCCTAAAATGTTAGAATTTTATGCAAAAGAAGCTGGCACTGCGATTGACGGACAAGCATTAAACAGATTGCAATCAGCGGCATCAAGCTTAAATGAAGCTCGCGGTTTCTTCAAAGATGGGCAAACAGCCATTGATAATTTGCAGGATGCAATAAAAATTAAAGATTTAGCCGCAAGAGCAAGAGATGGAACAATACCACCAAATGTTGATTTTCTTTCTACTCTTGTTAGAAACGGAAAACCTGAGTCATTAAAAAGAGCTATTAAGGTAGTTAAAGACTTCAGTGGAGCCGAACAAGCAGAACAATTGCGCGGGTTAGTTGCAACTCGATGGCTGCAAGATGCGTTAAAACGCACTGTTCCTGATGGTGTTGAGTCTGCCTCTTTCTCTGGTAAAGCTTTTGCGAAATCAATTGATGATTTAGGAAAAACCGCTGATACGTTGTTTGGTGGTCAAGTGGGGCAGGTTCGTGCGTTAGCCAAACAGATAGAGAAAGCATCTTCATCTAACATGACAGAAGAAGCTATTCTACGAGCTGTTCAAGAGGGCGGTGGAGAAGCTGGTGGAATAGCAGGAATATTAAGATCAGTAAAAGAGCAACAAGATGCTTTGAACCAATTTGTTACAGACAGAACATTAAAAAAGTTATCATCTGGAAATATAACTGCGATAGAGGCAGCAGAGTATGTTGCCAGTCCTAAATCACAACCAGAGACTATTCGCTCCGTGCTTAATCTTCTTAGGGGTCAAGGAGACGATGAGGCGCTAAACAAGGTTCAATCATTTTACATGAATAACATCTTAAAAGATTTTGGTGCAGATACATTCGTGGACGGTAACGCAATTAAAACATTTTCAAAGAACTTTAATGAGGCTGGAAAAAGCGGCAAATTTAGAATTATATTCGGTGACGAAATGGGCAAAGACATGGAGAAGTTTGGTCGTGTCCTTGCAATTAATGCTAAAACAGCACAAGGTGGTGATTTGGTTGCCGCTAACATTGCAGCGAGTCCGCTTAACAATCTTGGAAAAATTGCTAAATACGGAGTGTTTACAAGGTTCTTAACGTCAGCTCCTTATTATAAACAAGTTATTGATCAATATGAGGCTTTGTCAGGGACATTACCAGCTAATAAAAAATCTGAAATGCTTGGTAAAATAATAAGTCAACTGTTTGTGCAGACACCAGGTCAACTTATACAAGAGGGTGTTGATGAAGCTAATAAACAAGCGACTGCTCTCATTAATAATACTGCAATGGGTCAACAACTATCTTCTATGCAAAATCAAATGACCGCACCGAACGCAGCGTCCAGCTTGGGATCAGTCAATGTTACGCAACCAGTAGCAGGATCTGCTGGGCAACCAAGCTTACGTCAACAAGCGGCCAATAATCCCGGCGTAGCACAAGCCTTAGGCATACGAGGATCAACGGCGGGTCTGTTAGGAAATCCATAATGAACAAAGATAAACTACGTGAAGAAATTGCTGAAGATGAAGGGTGTAAATACGAGATCTATCTGGATCACCTTGGTCTGCCAACTTGCGGCATAGGTCATCTAATCACCGAAAATGATGAAGAACACGGCAAACCTGTCGGTACAGTTGTAGAACAGGATCGTGTGCAGAACCTTTTTGCGTTAGACATGGCAGTGACGATTGACGAATGCAAAGTATTGTATCCTGACTTTGACGACTTACCGGAAGAAGCACAGCATATCATCTGCAATATGATGTTCAATATGGGTCGGCCTCGGCTTAGTCGCTTTAAACTTATGCAAGCCGCTGTGAACGCAAGAGACTGGAACGAGGCCGCAGAACAGATGATAAATTCTAAGTGGTACACCCAAGTTCCAAATCGCGCGCGGCGCTTGGTTGATCGTATGAGAGCGTTAGCCGAAGATTAGTTTTGAGCGGCAGAACCGATACCTGACTGACTAACAATATCACCATATTTTTTTGTGTATTCATCAGCAGTTAGCTTGGCTATTTGCTGGCGCACATTCCTGTGTTCATCAGTGCATAATTTTCTCAGCTTATTATAAGTGTGAATATCCACACCAACTGACTTGAACTTATCAGTATCTGTCATTACAATCACCTAATTATAACCATAAAGAGCCACATTTTATCATGTATAGGTATAAACGCAAGTCTAATAAATTTGGCGCAAGAAAGACCAAATTCATGGGATACACCTTTGATTCCATATGGGAGGCAGAGCGCTGGGGAGAACTGTCAGCCATGCAGAGAGCTGGAGTTGTGAAAGACTTGGAGCGTCAAGTGCGATATAACCTTGTGATAAATGATCAGAAAATTTGTGCTTATATTGCAGACTTTCGATACAAATTAGTTGATGAAAACGGATTTGAGAAAGAAATTGTTGAAGACGCTAAAGGCGTAGAAACCGCAGAGTTCAAGCTAAAAAAGAAGATGATGAAAGCGATACTGGGCATTGATGTAATTATTTCTAAAAAAAGGCATTGACAAAATGTTCTCAAGTTCTTAATTCTATAAATACTAACTAACACACTAACGAAACATGGGAGTCTTAAATGACAATCACACCTCTTTGGAATGACCTTACTTTGCTGCACAACCGCCGCCAAGAGGTCAAAGATAAAATTGATGATCTCAGCCGAGAGCTAAAAGTCATCAATAATTCCTTACAACAAATGGTTGAAGATCAGGCGCGGATCAAGCTTGCTGAGAAGGGCAAAGATTTTGGTCAAGTTACGATTGAGTCTGGCGACCACAAGGTTACGGTTGATTTCCGTAAGCGTGTCGAATGGGATCAGGAACTTCTGACTACTCTGTTGAACCAGATGAATCCCGAAGATGCTCGTCACTATGCAACGATTAAGTATTCTGTATCTGAATCAAAGTTTCAAAATGCCACGCCAGAGATTAAGGCGGCTTTGTCAGAAGCGCGTACTGTGTATCCGCAAAGCATTTCTGTAGACATTAAGGAGATTGAGAATGCTTAAAATTATTTCTGCCGAAGAGCGCCTCGCTGAAAAGCG